TTCTGTAAAAAATATCCCGATGTTGCACTGCTCTCTAAGAAGTTGGAAGGTCGTATTCGTAACGCAGGAATTCATGCTGCCGGTATGGTTGTTTCTTCAATTCCACTAACGGAAATCTGTCCAGTTGAATCAAGAAAAGATGTTAACGCAGGTGTCCGATCAGTTGTAACTGCATTTGATATGGAAGACGCAGAAGCAGTTGGGCTAATTAAGATTGACGTATTGGGTCTTAAAACTGTTTCGGTTATTAAAGACTGCCTTGCACAAATTAAAGAACGCACTGGCATTGATGTGACAGAACAATCTCTTGAATTAAACGACCCTGCTGTTTATAAAGCTATCACAGAAGGAAACACTGTTGGTGTGTTCCAAGCAGATGCTGCCGCTTACCGAAACCTTATTGAGAGAATGGGCGTAGATAACTTTAATGACTTAGTAGTAAGTAATGCATTGGTAAGACCGGGAGCATTACTGTCACAAGGTAAGACTTATATTGACTGCAAGAAAGGTGAGAAGAAGCCTCGCTACCCTCACCCATTGGTTGAAGATATCCTCCGTGAGACTTATGGAACAGTTATCTTTCAGGAACAACTTATGCAAATGGCTGTGCTCCTCGCAGACTTTACTTGGGCAGAGGCTGACAAACTTAGAAAGATTATTGGTAAGAAGCGTGACGCTGCTGGGTTTGATGAGTACCGAGAGAAGTTTGTAAATAACCAATATATTACTAAGGAAAAGGCTGAAAAGATTTGGCTGGACTTTGAGTTAGCAGCATTGTATATGTTCAATAAATCTCATGCTGTTGCCTATTCAATGTTGTCTTACCAGACTATGTGGCTCAAGGTCAACTATCCTCTTGAGTTCACTTGGGCATTGCTATGCAACGAGGATGCAACGGATAAGATCACTGCTTACTTAATGGAAGCACAGCGATTGGGAGTAAATATCTTTCCTCCGGATATCAACGAATCAGATGAATACTTTACTGTTGGCTATGTTGATGGTCAAGTTGGAATTCGGTTTGGGTTGAGCAATGTACAAGCTTGTGGAAGAACTGCTATTGACGAGATTAAAGCAAGACGACCATTTAGTTCCTATGATGAGTTCACAAACAAATGCTCTAAGAGAGCAGTAAGAGTTAATGTTAAAGATAACTTAGACAAGGTAGGTGCATTCAAATCAATCGGGTTTACATCACAGTACGAACACGAGCGTTACTATCTTCCAATTTTGGGCTTCCCAATTACCATTCATTCAGAAAAGAACGAGATGGATGAGTTCGTAGAGAACATCGCAGACTTCCATGAGATTAACTCTCCATTGACGATGGTAAAGGCTGTAGTGCGTTCTACTAAGAAGACACCCCAGTACCTCAGAATTGAATTTGAAGATGCGTCAGGCTCGGCTACGGTCTTTGCAGAGCGGGACACGGAAGTGGCCGTGAGAGACTATGTGTACGCACTGATCGGTGACAGAACGCTACATTCTTTTTGTGATGCATACCATTACATAGATACGCCAATGCATGAGTTTGTAAAACTTCGTGCTAAGGCAAAAGAGCATGAATATGCGTGGCTGTACCCATCGGGACTCGGGGGCGCTGACGATGAAAAGACATTGTTGTATATCTTCCATACTAGATTCTTTAAGACACAAACTGATAAAGATATGGCTAACCTATATTGCTGGGATGGACAACAAATATTCAAGATTGTTGTATTCCCTGGAGTGTTTGGAAAAGTTAAGAATATTCTGAGTAAAGGCACTTGGTATGCTGCAAAACTTGCTAAAATTGAAGACAAGAAAACTTTGACACGGCTTGACTCGTACAAGATTGAAAATGAACGAGCCATGATTCCAATTGCAAAGTATATAGATATGAAAGGATTAGTACATGCTGGTTTGGTCGGATAACCAAATACCAAAATTTAGTGAGGGCTACGGATACACGCCCGACCGCCTATGGGACTTCATTGGGTCAAGCGGATTGCCGATCCGTAGAAGCAAGCCCACGGACTGGACCGAGATTGGAAAGATTCAAATGCCACCTGATATGGCGATGCTGGAAGGTCTTGGTATCGGGTACATGGAAAAGGATGATTGCACACAAGAGATTGTTATCAATCATTCCGTGCCGGATGGTTTTGTAAAGTCACAACGCTATTCCGTTGGGTTTACATTCTGGGAGACAAATAGACTTCCTAATTATTGGGTTGATCTATGCAATGACATGGATGAGATTTGGACATGCAGTACTGCTATGCAAAAGGTGTTTATTGAGTCGGGGGTTCATCGGCCAGTTCATGAGTTTAAGCTTGGGGTTGACCCAAATATTTATTCTCCAAAGCTAAGAACACCACATTCAACATTTACATTCTTGTCTATGGGTTCACCTTCCAGCCGGAAGAACTCTCAAATGGCTATTGATGCTTTTTTAAGATTGTACGAGGGCAACGATAACTACCGTTTAATTTATAAGTCCAATGGGGAACCGGATGGGAGAATCTTTAGAGGTAGAGAGATGCATTCTCTTCGCCATCCCCAGATTGAGGTTATTGATGATGAAGTTTCACATGAAAGACTGGGAGAGATTTATGACATGGCTGATTGCCTCATTTATCCGACTAGTGGAGAAGGTTGGGGAAATATACCATTCCAAGCAATTGCTAAAGGCATCCCAACCATTTGTACAAATGTATTAGCCTGTACTGAGTTCGCAGATATGTCAGTACCTCTTGATTTTAACTGGAGTACATGGAGAATGTCTGGAAGATACGAGAACTGTGGACTATGGGCAGAGCCAATCTTTGACGATTTGTGTGACAAAATGATTCATGTTGCTAACAACTATGAACAGATTGCACAACATACATACAATAGTGCGTTATATATAAATGAGAACATGACTTGGGAGAGAGTATCTCAACCGTATATTAAAAGAGCATGGGAAATACTAGAGGAAGTAAAATGAAGATACACTATTTAAGTTGTCATTCAATATTAGAATATGATGAAGTACAGCTGCTAACAGATTTGGGTCATGAGGTATTCTCTAATGGAGCATACATTGATCCGGCGGGGCATATCAGTCATCCAAGACCAGCAATTAAGAATGCGGTTATGTATCATGAGTATGTACCTTTTGCAACCAACTTCCCCAAGACAAAATTGCCGAGTGAACTTATTGACCCATTTGATGTCATTATAGTAATGCACTCTCCTAATGTTATTATTGAAAACTGGAACCGGATTAAACATAAGAATGTAATTTGGAGAACAATAGGTCAATCTACCGAAGCAGTAGAAGCAGCTTTGAAGCCAATGCGTGATGAAGGCTTAAAGATTATTAGATATTCTCCAAACGAAAGAAGGATTTCTAATTACATTGGAGAAGATACGCTCATTCGTTTTTATAAAGACGAAGATGAGTTGTCGGGTTGGACTGGTGATGGTCGTAATGTCGTTAATTTTGCTCAGTCCTTAAAAGGTAGAAGAGATCATTGCCATTACAATGAAGTTATGGCTGTTATTGAGAAATTTGATGGGATAATCTATGGTCCTGGCAATGATGACTTAGGAAAATATAACGGCGGTGCTATACCGTATGAAGCTCAGATAAAGAGAATGCAAGAGGCAAGAGTTATGCCATATGGTGGAACTGCTCCTGCATCATATACACTGTCGTTTATTGAAGCATTAATGATGGGATTGCCAATTGTCGCAATCAGTAACCAAATGGCAAATATTATATATAATTTTGACTTCTATGAAGTAGAAGATATTCTTAGGGATTTTGGTGGAATCGTATGTGGAAGCATTGAAGAAATGATTTCGCAAACACAAGAGTTGATTGACAACGATGCATACGCAAAACAGATTAGTGAAAAGCAAAGAGCTTACGCTATTGATGTATTTGGTAAAAAGAAAATAATTAAACAATGGAAGGAATTTTTAGATGCAATATAAAGAAGACAGAATTAAAACACCTTGGGGTGTGGAAGTAGCTATATTTACAAGAGAGGGAACTAATGACTGGAATACTTTGTATTCCTGCATTGCCGAAGATGAATATAAGATTGGCGAATTACAGGTTGACCCTGGAATGTCTACAGCCGTAGACATTGGCGCACATGCTGGAGGTTGTTCACTTGCAATGCTTAGTCGTGGATTTAAAGTAATTGCAGTTGAACCATTGCCGGAGAACGCAGAACTTATCATGAAGAATGTTGAAGCAAATGGATGGGAAAACAATTTCACTCTTCACCATAAAGCTATTAATGAAGTATCAGGTAATGAGATTGCATTGAGGTATGGGAATGAAGATACAGAATCAGGTGCTCATCATCGCTTTATTGGAAACACTATTGATTCTTCAGAATGGCAAGAAGACCTCTGGACACAAGGCCGCGAAATTAAAGTAAGCACAATTAGTCTTGATGATGTTCTTGAAGTTATTGAGAATGTAGATATTCTTAAGATTGATTGCGAAGGCGCTGAGTGGAGTGCTTTTAAAGGAGCATCTCCTGAGGCATTGGATAAGATTAATAGCATTGTTGCAGAACTTCATGCTTTGCCAACAACCAAGGATATGTATAAAGAATTTAATACTCTTATTGGCAATAAGTTTAAAGATGTAACAAGCAAGCGTTTTGCAGATGTACAAAATTATGAAACTATTGGTTTAGCATATTTTGAAAAACAATGAATATCTTAACTGATTTTCATCACAACTCTCTTTTGCGTTCATTGGTGATGCTTTTTGAGGAGAGGCTAGGAATGAATGTATATAGACCAATCGGGCTTGAATGGTTCTATGAAGGCTACTGGGCTATCAATGACCAATTAGATACTGCTAAGCAATTTCTTGATGTTGAAACTCAAGTATTAGCAGACAACACTCCTCCTCTTAATGTTGTTAAAGAGCATTCAGATGGCGTGTATAGCGTGTATGACCCCGGCAATATAACAACACATAATGGAATAACATTAGAAGCTTTTAAGAGCCGGAAATTTGATTTCATTATTGCCTCAATACCAGCGCATATTCCTTTATTTCAAGAGTTAATTAACCAATTTCAACCAGATGCTAAGTTAATTATCCAGATTGGAAATAATTGGGATCCTAACATATTTAGAGGTCTTAATGTCTTGGGATCTGTTAAGCCGGGTAATATACAAGATGCTAATGTCATCTATTATCATCAAGAGTTTGACACCGATGTATTCAAACCAAAAGCACGTAAAAAAACTAATGTAATTAGCAGTTATGTAAATCTATTGCAAGATTTGCCGGTTGGATGGAAAGACTTCACTGATCTTGAGAATTCTGTATCAGAAATTAAATTTAATAGTTATGGTGGTCAATGTCGTGACGGTAACATGACAGGTGCTGTTGATTTAGCAAATTCAATGATTAGTGATGATTTTGTCTTCCATGTTAAAGACCATGGTGATGGTTATGGTCATATAATATACAATGCGTATGCGTGTGGAAGACCAACAATAATAAGAAGTTCTAAATATAATAATCAGTTAGCTCAAGAATTATTTAATGACAAAAGCTGCATTGACTTAGATCAGTATTCAATTGATGATGCAATAAAGAAAATAAAAGAAGTTTGTTTTAATAGAGATGCATTGGATGAAATGTCTGTTAATGCGTATGAAACATTTAAACATTGTGTTGATTTTAAACACGATGCGGAAAGAATTTATAACTGGATGGGAACTCTGTAGCGCCCATGTGTTATGATGATAAAACTATAAAAGAAAGAAAAGTATATGCTAATTGTAGATAAGCGTAAAGGCGACCTCATGCCAATCCATGAGGTTATTGAAACTCCAAGTGTTGGTCTTAACCGAGCATTAGGTGGTGGTTTAAACACTGGGGCAACACATTTGTTCTGGGGGAACCCATCTGTAGGTAAGTCAACAATTTGTTTTAGAATTCTAGCAGAGGCTCAATCAAGAGGTTTTAGACCAGTCATTGTAGACTCGGAGTACTCATTTAATGAAGAGTATGCTGCCAAGTGCGGGATTAATATTAATGACATCGTTGTGATTCAATCAACAGTTGTTGAAGATATTCTAAAGAACCTTCACCCCTACCTTAGCCATCAAGAAGAAAAACATATCTTCTTATTTGACTCTCTATCAAATATCATTAGACAAGAGGCATACGATAAGCCGGAAGGCAGCAAGGCTATTGGCTTACTAGCCCGCTCGCAAGGAGCTCTACTTCAGCAACTTGTTAACTATCTCCATAAAGAGAGAAATATAATGATCTTTATCGCTCACCAGACAATGGACTTAAGTGGAATGTATGCGGTTACTAAAGCAAAGATTGGTAACTCTGTATTTCACAACATGCATAATATCGTCAAGTTATTCCTATCGCAATCGTCTAAAGAGATGGAGCGTGATGATCGTAATATGATTACTTCCCAGAAGGTTGCTTGGACTATTGAGAAAACTAAACAGAGAGCAAGCATTGGGACAAGAGGGGAATACTATGTCCTTCCTCAGCAGGCTTCTATTGATAAGTATCGTGAAATGCTTGATATTGCTATTGAGATGGGCATTATTGAACGCCGGGGCGCTTGGTTCTTCTATCAGGAAGAAAAGTGGAATGGCATGGCTAAGATTGAACTAACCGAGAAGCAGATTGACGACATTAGTGCTAAAATATTAGAGTAATGAAAAAGCTATCAGTCATCGGATTTACAATTGTATCAGCAGCTTTTGGGCTATCTGTCGTTGTTTTCTTGGCTGCCGTAAAGGCTATTGAAGAAGCGCATAATCATGATTATTTCTGGGAGTAGAGATGTACGAATATAGAGTAAAAAAAGTTTTAAAGATTGTTGATGGTGACACCATTGATGTTGATCTTGATTTGGGGTTTGATATTTCATTTACCCAAAGAGTTAGACTGGCCGGTATTGATACGCCAGAATCTCGTACAACCGACAAGTATGAAAAAACTCTAGGTCTTGAAGTTAAGGATAAGTTGAAGGATGCTATTGGGGCTGCTAAAACTGTGGTTATTAGAACAGAGAAGCCTGATAGCACAGAGAAGTATGGTCGTATACTTGGCTGGATCTTTCTTGATGAAAATCCCGTATCAATTAATCAAACACTGATTGATGAAGGATTTGCTTGGTCTTACATGGGTGAAACCAAAATAAAAGATTTTAATGCGTTGCTCGCAAAGAGAAAAAAATAACTATAGAAAGTTCAAATGAAAAGAACAGAAAAAGAAGAGATTAAAAAAGACTCTGCTAAGGCTGTTAAGAATTCCGGTAGAGGTCTGAAGAAAGGTGATGCTGAGTTTCACAGTTTTCTTTTAGACTATAAGCATAATGGTTCTTCTTTCAGCCTAACTAGACTTAACTGGTTAAAGATGAGAAAAGACGCTTGGAAGTCTAATCACAAACATCCTTGTATCTCCGTTATTCTCGGAGAAGATTCCGATGTTAAAGTTGCCATTATTGAATGGGAAGTTTTTAAAGAGTTAATTAAAGATTCCGATTACGAATGAAAAGCGAAGAAAGAAAAAATCTTGAACAACGCTTTGGAATGGAAGTGGTAGTGCTATGCTGTCGTGAGTGGAAGACGCACTACGGGAATGGATATTTCGGTAAATGCGGAATATGCCATGAACAGCCAAAGCTAATGTCAGGAAAAATATGGGACAATTAAAGTATGGAAGTCTATTCGCCGGAGTCGGTGGATTTGATTTAGGATTTGACTCAGCGGGATGGGAATGCTCATTTCAAGTTGAATGGGATAAGCATTGCCAAAGTGTATTAAAAAGGCATTGGCCTAGTGTTCCCAAATTTGAAGATGTAAGAGATGTAAACGGTGCTGATTTACCGCCAGTGGATTTAATTTCATTTGGCTCACCGTGTCAGGACTTATCTGTAGCAGGTAAGCGTTCAGGTCTTGAAGGAGATCGTTCAGGTTTATACTTTGAAGGTATAAGAATAATAAAAGAAATGAGAGAAGCAACTAATGGAGAATTTCCTAAATGGGCAATCTGGGAAAATGTACCAGGTGCCCTCACAAGTAATAAGGGAGACGACTTCGCAGAAGTCCTCAACCAAATGGCTAACATCGGGGCATTGGCAATTGAATGGCACATCTTGGATGCACAATGGTTCGGAGTCGCACAACGCAGAAGAAGAATCTTTGTCCTCGCTTGCTGGGACTCTTCAGCCATTGACAGAAGTAGCGGAAAAATACTACCTGTCCCCGAAGACAGCAGGGGGGATATTAAGAAGGGCAGAAAGAAAAGGAAACAGTCTGCCAGAACTACTGAGAGTAGCACTACAGAAACTGTCTGGTACGGACAATCTGGACACGCAAAGTGGACAGAAGGCGGAGTAACTCTCGCTGCTAGTGACTACAAGCGCCCTGAGAGAAACTTTGTCCTTGAGCCATTCGTAAAGTCTAGAAGAGCACAAAATTCTACTGATGATGAATCATGGATTGATAATGCAGTAGCTCCAACGCTTAATGCATTTGATAATACTGGAGAGTCAAGAGCAACAGTTTTAGTTGTTGATGGTACAAGAGTTAATGATGTTCGTGTTTATGATGATGATATGGTTCCAACTTTAAAGCATCGTATGGGAACTGGCGGTGGACAAGTGCCTGTGCTTGCTTACGATGGTTATAATAATAAAATTACTGAAGATATCTATCGTACAATCCGAACAGGTGTTGATTCTGGTGATCATATTGCAATTCCAATTCAAGGAACAATTATTGGTCGGGCAGACACTTCCGGACCGCAAGGTAAAGGGTTTGGAGATATTGGTGATCCATCTTATACATTGGACACAATCTCTCAACACGGCGTTATGTCTCCAGAGCTTATACTTCGTAGATTAACGCCTGTTGAATGTGAAAGACTTATGGGATTCCCCGATGACCATACGGCAATTGATTACACTGGCAAGAAGATTGCCGATACAAACAGATATAAAATGTGCGGAAACGCAATTGCATCACCAGTAGCCGAGTGGATTGGTGTAGAATTAAAGAAACTAATAGAAAGTGTAGAAGTAAATGGCTGATATTTTTGTAAGCCCCGAACTGCTTGCCCAACACATGGGCGACAAAGCAGAAGAATTTATTGAGTGTATGAGGATTGTTCAAGATATTATTGACAATCCGGAGACTTATGTAGGAGCACAGGCTATTAAGTATGCTAATATATTAGCAGCGTATAGAACGATGATGATTGTAAAATCTCAAGCTTTTAAGAGAAAGTCATCAATCATGAGTGATAACGACAAATTCGTAAATGATATTTGGAAAACAATGTATGAGGCTCTTCAAGAGAATATTAATACATTAAAACTATCCGCAAAAGGAAATAATTGAAATCTTTAAATGCACTTCGCTTGCCTAAGCAAGAGAATCTAATTAAAAAAACAGGCGAAGAGTTAGTGGAGGAGTTAAATAAGTCTATTGATGACTATTTGGCTACCAGAAACACTCCGGAGCAGAAGAAAGTAGGTGGATTCCATCCTAGTTATACTAATCAGTGTGCTAGATATTGGTATTATCTATTTGAAGGAACAGAAATGACACCTTCATTTAAGTCACAGACTTATCGTATCTTTGACAACGGCCATGCAGTTCACGAAAGATTGTATAGTTATTTAAGAGGCATGGGAATCTTAGTAGCAGAAGAAATTCCAGTTACTCATGATTCTCCCCCAATTGAGGGAACTGCTGACGGAATTATTGACATCAATGGCCATAAACTTATTGAACTCAAATCAATTTCTAATGAGGGTTTT